AGCCAGCAACAAGAGTTCAGTTTACTACAGCGAATATAATCACTGCTAGTAAGAAACTAGACAACATTACAGAGTTGCTTCCTGGAAAGTTCTCTACAGGAAATTATGTCAAATATACTTTGCTTCCTATAGATAACGGAAATAACTCTACTGATAGAAATCTTCCAAGTCCAGCTATAACGAATTTAACTGCTGGAACTGTGTATCAGATAGAAGTAGATGGTACAGCTATATACTTCTACGCCTCTGGAGCAGATTTAACAAACAGCGCAAATAGAATCTCTATTTCCCAGACTGGAGATTCTTCGTCTGGACTAAAAGGCACATATTTACTAGAGAAGACTAATAGTTCTGGAGTCGTTACATACGATGACAGCGGTGGAATAGAATATTACAATATCGGCCATCAAGCTAAAATGAAATTTTTGCCCTCTGGAGTATATGAGAGTTCTAGACTAGTGTTTTTGGATATAAACAACTGTACTATAAAAGGAAACGGAGAGTATAGAGACTTCGAGACTACTGGAAGCGCAAGTGGTCCTACTACCACTCAAGGATCAGCAAACCGGGCTATTCCAGCATTTAGGTCTAATCAAATAGTCGAGTTCATAAGTTCAGGATATAGTAATAGACATAATGTGATAGATATGTCTAACAAGACCACTCTTCAGAAATATCATCAGTTTAATGTCCGTATGGATACAAAATATAAAACTGCTGAAAGAACGACTGACGGTAAGTTTGATAACTGTCCTGGTCTGAAAGAGTTAAAACTTAGAAATATAGGATGGGGAGCTGGTAATTGGAAAACTAGCGGCATTTTTCAAAACAAGCCTGAATTAACTCTTGCTGATGTTCGATGGGGATGGCAAGGAAAACTTGGAGAAAGTGACACTACTGGACTAAGTGACACTATCTTTACAGGCAGTGATAATATAGATCAGTTTTTAACTGGCGGCGATGCTTACGGTCGATACACTAATGACTTTTTTGCGACAAGCGGATCTACTAATGCAACTGGTCAAGCATACTCACAATTAACTAAGTGTAGATGGTTTTACCACGTTGCTCATAGATACAGCGGAGGTAGATTAGTAAATGCTGAGAATCCTCAATATAGTTTAAATCTAACAAACTGTGTCAATCTAAGAAGATTGTACATTCACGCCTGTAATGCTAGGGGCACATTTCCTGATTTAAATGCTAATAGTGAATTGCGATATTTTGATATTAGATTCAACGCTCGGAGAGTTGATGGAAGATGGGGTCAACCAGACACTATCTATAAGATAGAATCTATTAACGCTACCGACACTCAAGCACTGTGGGAACAAGCTGGATGGACTGCTAGTGCAGATAGGGCAGTAATATATCCAGGAGAAACGGGTAATAATGGGTCTTCTCCCGCTGTAGGAGACAGTTTTATAGCACAGTTTGTTGAGCCAGCAACGACAACTCTGACCGCAGGAAAGTATTATACAGTACGAGAGTTACCTGCAAGCATAACACTTACTGACTGGAATAACATTGACTACTATACTCGAAGTCAAGCGTATTTTGATGCTAATATCAAGCCAGGACACATCTTTAGAGCGAGCGGTAATACTCCTGGAGGCACTGTTGTTAGTGCTGGCAGCAACTTTAAAGTTTTTCCTAGATTATATTCGAAAATTCGTAGTGCTGGCTTTATAGGAAACTTTCCAACATTGACACTGCCCAAGCTGTGGGGCTGTAGATTAGCTGTGAATAGTTTTACTGGACAATTTCCAAAACTAGAGATGAATAATTGTCATTGGATATGGGCAGATAATAATAGATTTAGTGGATCCATACCCGACTTCAGTGGAATGACAAATAAACTTTACAAAGTTAAATTTCAGAATAATAGATTATCCACATATCAAGCTGGAAACCTTAAAGATAATTTAAAGATGAGAGATTTTAACTTTTCTAGTAATAAATTAACAGCAAATATCGCTACAGCATTAATAGAGGATCTACATCAGAATTATATAGCTAAACCCAGATCGGGAGTTACACTAAACTTCTTAGGTCAAACTCCTGATGCTGGTCAGGCTGCATTTAATCTAGCGGCAATTGAAAACGATGGGAGTGGCGGCATTGAAAATGAAGACTCTAGCATCTATAAACTTAACTCTTTGCGGTCAAATGGCTGGACAATACTTTTAGACTAGGAATATTTAAATGGCACAAGGCTTCGTAAAAAACTTAAATCTGCAAGAAAGTGCTAATAGAAGCTCGGATAGGCAGATACTAGATAATCTGGGAGGGGTTAATATATCTCAGGATATATTACTATTTGACGCAAACACTAGATTCTCAAGCATATTACAAAATAATCCAGACTTCACTGAACCGTTCGAGACTGCATTTCCGAGTGTTATTGCAGGACAAAGATATAGAGTAACTGATCAGGGTCAGAACAGAGATTGGACACAGGTAGGTAGTCCAATTGCTTCTCCTCCAATAAACTATATATTTACAGCATCAGAGCCACCTGCCACTCTTACTGGATCTGACGGTCTATGTAGAAAGGTTATAGGAAGAATAGATTTCGAAAAGTACACAGACACATCAGATGGTGTAACATATAGAGTTATAGGATCAAATAAAGTTGCATTTTCTAATGACACTACGTTATCTATTAACGCTGGCGTAACTTATCCTTATATAGTATACAACTCAAACGGAACAGATACTTTTCAATTAACATTAGCAGATAATTATCCAAGTACTATTACTGCTATAGACTTAGGTGATATCACTACAATTGATCTGTACCGAAGTGACGTAATTACATCTACTAATATCAATAATATGGCTCCTGAAACAACACTGATAAATGATGAAGATGATAGCAATATATCCGAAGGAGAGGATTCTGACCAACAAGATGATAGTATTTCTGGATTAGATATAGACGAAGAGTTTACCACCTTTGATAAAACTGATTATGTAGGAAATATAGTTGGAAATATAGAGTATAAAAAGACTCGTGTTCCTGTAACTTATAACGATAACGTATTCGATGAGAGAGTAAGATTTAAAGGATCAGTGACTATTGTAAATACTGATCTCTTAGGAGTAGGTCAAGATAGAGCAATTACTTCAGCACTAGTCCAAGGCAAGAAATATAAGATTACTGATACAGGAAATACTGGTCAGTCAGTTTGGCAATCTATAGGAGCGACTAACGGAACACTCAATGAAGAGTTTACAGCGACAAATGCTGTAGGAAGCGGTAGTGGTAGAGTTATTGCGGTAAATCCTCCAGGACTTTTCATAGTGAATGCTGCCACAGGCAACACTATACGAGCATTTTCTGGAACAGATAATCCTTGGCTAGACACTAGTACGTCAGATGCGGCTACTCCAGAATTCATAAGCGGAGACGCACTAATGACAACGAGTAGTGTAGATAAGGCTCAAGTGTCTAAAATAGTTATAAAGCCAAACACTACTACTGACAATATAAAGTTGGTTAGGACTAATGCAGATAGAACCGCAGTAAACACTTTAGTTAGTGCTGATCCTCAGACTACAAATAACTTCAAAATACCTATAGTGGTAAACGGAGAACAGTACTACATCTTAGCTAAGATAGGTTAAGGAGCATCCGACAACGTACTGTTATTGATTAGCACTTTGTAGTTGTTTCCGTTGCTCTCTATATTAAAGCTATGTGTAGATCCTGTGGTCGCAAATACTTTGCCACTTAGAGGAATTATTTTGCTTTCCGGAATGTCTATCTCTATTTCATCAAACACTAACTTCTTAATAACTAAATTTCTTTTATTTGCTGGTGTTGCCAATCCTTGGTCTGTACTTTCGAAAGGGGGAGCAGTGTTCAAAGGAATAATACAGTACTCTCTATTCTTCTCTAGTTCTGCTGTGACACCTGCAAAAGCATCGTTCTTAGTCAAAACTAATGTAGTACCAGCTGCCAAGTCTGCTGTTATTGCTTGAGTTAATGTTATTGTGTGTGCGCCAAGACCGCCACTAGTATTAGTCGATTGAACCTGAGTAGACACATTGCTTATACTCTTTTGCTTAACAACTGGATTAGCCGCATCTGGTCCCACAAAATAAACATAATCGTTAGCACTAACGTCTACGCTAGTTAAATCGTCTGCGACTGTAATTGTAGTAGCATTATTTGATGCGGTAACCCCGACTTCAAGTCCATATACTCCACCACATTCTGCGGCAGCGGAGTTGTCTGTTAGTCCTCTTGAAGCATAAACAAAAGATATTCCGTGGTCAGCTAAGGTATTCGTAAGCCAGGTGCCGGTCTGTCTTGGATGAGCCACAGTCAAAGCGTCAAGAAAAGATGCATTGGATATGTCACTTGTTACATTGCCACTAGAATCTTTAAATTGTAATATTAAAGGATTTATATAAAATGGAAAATTATGACTAGCGAGGCTTTCGTTAGTCGATCCTTGCCATTTGACGGCAAATACGTTATCATGTATTGAAACGTCTGTCAGAGGAACATTCATAGATCCTGTAGTGACGTTTAGTTTTGAAAATCTAGCTTGGCCAATACCGCCTCCACCCTGCTTAAATATGCCAACTAGTCCTTCGTTTTTACAGTGCATAGCATAGAAAGAAGCTTCTAGTGCTATCTGAGTGCCTTGTGCAAAATTAGGATCGACAAAAAGTTTATTGCTGTCAGTCTTAGATAAAACTTGGAATGAATATGCCTTTGATGCGGCAGCGGCCCATTGAGTAGACGAGTCAAAGTTGGTCACTACTGTTATCCAGTCACCGATTTCCACTTTATCCATTGACGAATCATTTAAAAATGTTTGAATCGTGCCTGAATTATCTACTACCTTCAACTGTAGCATCGACACTTTACTAGTGCTATCATTGTGATCGGGGAATACTCCTGCACACGACTGTTTAGGTTGATATTCGAGAGATATTTGCTTATTAACAGTTAGCTTTGATGAAGTATTCTGATTAGTTAGCTTTACTCTGTTCGAGTCAAAGTAGGGAAAGGTATATTTTCCATAACTAGTTGTAACTCCGCTATCTGTGTAGAAATATTTGTAAGATAAACGCTCACTACCCGCCCTAACCTCATTAAACTCTTTAGTTGGAAAGTTAGCGGCATCTTGACCTGTTAGCGGTGGCCACCATGCAGTATATCTAACGTGTCTTCTAGCTCCTGAGGCAGGTCTAGTTATATCAACATCATCTACGGTTAGTGCATTATTCGGATCCCAATTAAAGTCTATTATTCTTTTGCCAGTAAGATCCTCTATAGCTAAGTCTTCAGACAAAGTAGCGTAATATTTATAGCCATTATATACAGGTATAAATACTTTATAGGTAGCTTCTACTTCAGCAGTTGATTCGGATATTGAGCATTCCATGTCCTGTGTTACACGTTTGAAGTCTATTTCATTTGTGAATTCTATTCGTGTTACCTCGTCAACAGTGGATATAAGTACAGGATAATTAGTCTTAAAATTACTTTGTACTACTCCTTTCAGTAATTTCCAGTTTGCGTCTGGATTACTAACATCGTCAACAGTATCTTCTTCTATAATATAGTACGCATTTGATTCGAATACCGTTTCGAATCTGTTCGATTGATATCCAGTCCATTGATACCCTCCAAAAGTATCAGGAAACGAAGAGTCTATTTGTCCGCTTAACTGAAGATATCCGTTTTCCCAAGCCTTTAGTGGACCTTTAAATTTAGTATAAAGCGAGTTAACATTATCTTGGTCTTTCTTTGTCCAAACTGAATTGGCCTTCAAATTAGCTGGTGTTGTAGTAGTCTCAAAGTTACCTGTTGGATGAGTCACGTTTCTTAGTTTCGCTTTTGTTCCAGAACTACCGTTTACTGTGCAATCAAACTGAGATCCTATTACCCACACATCTGTTACTATTGCATCTCCAACTATTGCAGTATCTGCACCGCACACAAACTCTTTTCCTACATACGGACATCCATCTAGTCCTGCGTCACTCCATTCCGCTGAAGTCATAGTAGTTATGTCTGCGCCTATATCTATAATTGTGTATATTCTTCCTGTCACAAGCGTAGTGTCTATTGCTTTCGCTTGAACAACTTTACCTGTTCCAGTTATACTAGTACTTGTTCCAAGAAAAACTTCTCCCACTTTAGGACTAGCAGAAGCTCCTGCGGCAGACCAGTTAGCTGTATCTCCTAATTGCCAAACAATATAGTAATTTCCTGCTGATGTCGAACTCAGTTGCGTTCCATTAGGTCTACTTTGTCCAGATATAGCATTTAATTCTGTAGTTATCTCATCTAGTGTTGCTCCAGCGGTCATGTCCTCATATCGATATCTGTGTCCTGAGATAGCATTGACTGGCTGTATATTTTCAGATCCGATGGAATCAGTGGCTCTAGCATTTAATCTATTAGATGGTATTAACAAGGCATCTGGTCCTTGACCACCGTTAACCCAAGGAGGATCGCCTAATACAGACTTATAGTTATTAATATAGTCTTGAATTGTTAGTCTTGGTGCTACATCAATTAGAGTGTTTACCGCATTAGTGACCTGAAGAGTGTTACCACCTAAACCAACAAGTTCTAAAGCTTGTCCGTCAGTGGTTAGTCTATCTGCCAGTCCACTCTGCGCTAATCCTATAAGAGGTGCTAAATCAGCTCCAGTGAACGGAAGTTGATTTCCATCTTGGTCTAGATTTTGAGATAGATTATCCAGAATGTTATCTAACGCTTTAACAGGATCAGATACGTCTGATAAGTTTCTGTCTGCTCTATTTCCGAATTTTAAGTACTTATTTTTTCTTGCCATAATTCTTCCGAATAGTTCATATGATGTTATTCTGTTATTTATAAATAACTGTAGTATCTATTGGAGAAAATTTCATGGCAATTAAAGCAAACTTAACAATCGATCAAGGTGCAGATTTTACTGCTACTGTTGACGTAAAACAAGCTGATGGACAGGCGTTTAACCTCACTAATCATACAGCAAGAGGACAAATGCGTAAAAACTTTTCAACCTCTACAGTTACTGCGGCATTCATTTGTACAGTACCTAATCCGACATTAGGTCAAATCACGTTAAAACTACCCAATGCAAATGTAGTTGACGGAGCTACAGTAACTCAAGTCGGAACAAATTCTATAGAACCAGGCAGATATCTTTATGATATAGAGATAGAGGATAGCAGTTCTCCAGCTGTCGTAACTCGTGTTGTTCAAGGAACTGTTACTGTTACTGGTGGGATAACTAGATAATATGTCTGATGATGATCAAATCTCAGCCACAATAACAACTGGCAATTATGTCTCTGGGTCAGTTTCAAGCACTGCTCAAAGCTTAACAGCTAATGTAGACTCTGAAGGAATACTTACCGTAGATAAGTTTCAAGTGAGTCCAGAAGGCTTGCAACTAGGGAATTTGGTCAATGTAGATAATACAAATTTGCCAGACGAGTCTATTTTATATTATGATCAATCTAATTCTATTTGGAAATCTAGTTCACAAACTCTAGACACTATTTTAACAGAGCAAAGACCCAAAGTAACAGAATTTGATTTTCAGTTTTCTCCTTTTTATGTAAGTACAGAGACACTTTCTACAGGCGCCAGCTCGGTTACTTCTAATACGATTGGAAAAGAACTTGATACAATGAGTAACGATTTTACTGAACAAGGAGTCATGACCATACCTGGCACAGACACTACAACAGAATTAGATGCTACTCAAGGCACAAGAAGAAAGAAACTTACTTATAAATTTACCTTTGCGTTTTTGGCATATGGTAAAGTAACATCGCCATCAACTGCTTTTCAGGATGTTGACACTAGAGTTAAGTACCAATTAGTGGGTACTCCTGTCTCAAAGTTTACAGTTCAATCTATTACAGGAGCAGACGGTCAAAGATACACATTTAAGATATCTGAAGCTAGTCAGCAATCTCAGCCTATAGGCATAAAAGATATATCTGTAAACGGCAGAGTAGCGTTAGGTAATGTGGGAAATGTCGCTTCACAATTTCTTCCTATACTTGGATATCGTTACTATGACGGATTTGCTTATATCTCAGTATATGATCCTAGTCAAACGATTAGTTCAGGAGATACAATATACTATAGTGAAACTGGATTTACTGGAACTAACTCTAATGATACTAATGCAAGTGCTTATGCTTCAGAAGATAAATTCCTCAGAGAATATATGTATGTAGATTATAATACCTTGCCGAGTGAAGCTCCAACTGGAGGAGCTCCAGCTGAACCCCAAGGGATTGCACAGCAGTCGAATTACTTCACAATTGAAGGAGTTATAGATATGCCTGCATCATCTGAAGATAGAAAAGTATATTTTGAAACAAGAAAATATTATCAGAATAGTGGAAGTTTGGCGGTAGTTCCTGCGGCTTACAGTGGTGTGGGTACAGATGTTGCAGGAGAAGCAAAAATAAGATTAGTCTCAATAAACGGTAGAGTGGAGAGTTACTAATGAGTGTAAATCTAGGAATAAACTATAGTGTTACATTTAAAAGAAACAGTGGCGCTCTTATATATCCGTTTCAAGGCAGTTATGCGGGACCAGATAATTTTGCCTCAATTCGAGATGTAATTCAACAATACTTTTCTGTGCAATTAAATAGTCCAGGCTCGACCTTTAATGGTGTCACACTTGGAGCAGATTCGATTAGATGGGCAAGAGTTAGTTTAATCATTAAAGAGCCTGATGGCACTTTCTTTGGAAATAGAATATATCGAAATGAATTCTATGTGCAATACAGTATCAGTGATTGGCAAGGTGATTGGAGTAAGATAGGTCCTGGTTCGGCTTTGCCATTTCCACAGATTAATTTTCCAGACTTGTCTTAATTGAATAAGTATAAATAGATAATATACCAACAAATTTTAGGATATAAGCATGGCACAGCCAACAACTAAATCAGAATTTAAAGAATTTTGTCTAAGAAAACTCGGCAAACCAGTGATTGAGATCAATGTTGATGACGATCAAGTCGATGATCGAATTGATGAGGCTCTGTCGTATTATCAAGACTATCACTTTGATGGTGTTGAAAAGACATATGTTAAGCATCAAGTGGTCAACTCTTATGTCGAGTTTGCGGCATTAGAAGAGGGTGATTTTCTAGTAGGTGAAGTAATCTCTGAGTACGAAGATAATACAACTGAAGGTGCGACAGCAACAGCAACAGCAACTATTGTGGCAATCGATGTAACTAACAAAAGGGTATTCTTCAAAAAGCCTTCATTCGGTGATTTCGATAATACTAAATTTGTATCAAGCCCCACATTTGCGGCAAAGCATGGCGCCGCGGCCGGTAATCGTAGAGCAATAACTACTGCCTTTAAAGGCACTTATGAATTAAGATATATTGAGGTACCAGAAAACATTATCGGTGCAATCAATGTATTTTCTCCAGAATCTAATGTATCTTTGGGTAGTGGCATATTTAGTGCGAAATATCAGTATGTATTACATAATCTACACGAGATTAATATGGGTCCTTTGTTGAGTTTTAAGATGTCTATGCAACATCTACAGCTTATGGAAGAGATGCTAGTCGGTAAAGTTCCTATGCGATACAATAGACATCAAGATCGAATCATGTTAGACATGGACTGGGACAGTTTGATATTAGGAGATTACATTGTAATAGAAGCGTATTCAGTTGTAGATCCTACTACATACGCTGATGTCTGGAAAGATCGTTTCTTACAGAATTACGCAACAGCAAAAATCAAATATCAGTGGGGATCAAATCTCACTAAGTTCAATGGCATGACATTGCCCGGTGGTGTTCAGTTCAATGGAGAACAAATTTTAAGCGATGCACGAGAAGAGATACAAAGGCTAGAAGAAGAAATGTCTAATAGCTATTCTCTACCGTCTGTCGATATGATAGGATAGAAAAGTGGCTAAGAATTATTATTTCGAGAATTTCGAAAACTCAATGGAGCAATCGCTCATTGAGGACTTGGTTATTGAGTCTATAAAAATATATGGGATGGATGCTTGGTATATACCTAGAACCCTTGTGGGAAAAGATGATGTTCTTAACGAAGACGATTTATCTACATTTAATGAAGCATACATGGCAGAGATGTATATTAAGAGTGTTGATGGCTTTGAGGGTGAAGGCGACTTCTTATCTAAATTTGGACTTGAGATTCGTGATTCTGTTACGCTAACAATGTCAAGAAGAACATACGAAGACGAAGTTGGAACATACAGAACTTCGAACACTAGACCTATGGAAGGCGATCTAATTTATCTTCCGCTAAACAAAAAGATATTTGAAATCCAACACGTGGAACACGAGTCTATCTTCTATCAGATGGGTTCTCTTCAGATGTATGATCTTCGTGCAGAATTATTTGAGTATAGTGGTGAGAGATTTAGAACTGGTCAAGATTTCATCGACACTAAGTTTGATGGTCTCAATACGTTCACAAGTCTTTCAGTCGAAGACAACACATTCAATGTTAAGCTAGACAATCAGAAATATTTCGTACAAGACACTACTGGTACGGGTAACGCTAGATTATTCTCAAATAATAAATTAGAGTTAATCAAGGGAACAACTTATGTGTTTGATCTGAGTGATATCTCTAATGCAGGTGGTTCGTTCAACATATTTGACTTAGGCACTACCACACAAGCAACTGGAATCACATTTACTGGAACACCTGGTCTATCAGGAGCAAAAACAGAGTTCACGCCCACCACTGTAGGTAATTACGACTATGTTTCATTAAACGGAAGTCCTCAACACAACTTTGTATCATATAGTGAGACTATAACTCAAAGTGTGATAGATCAAGGAACAACTTGGGCTGTTTCAGACGGGGCTTCAATTGACTCAACTCCTATAACTGATACTCCTGTTGGCACAGCTCCAATGATGAATCAAAATAGAGCGGCAAGTAAGGTATTATTCTCAACAGCAAATTCTGGAGCATTAGGTCAGAGTGTAAATACACCTACAAATAGTGCTGGATTTATTGGTTCTGTTTGGGTTAGAAATGCTTCTTCTGGATTAAAACTGAAAATAAATAGTAGTGCAACTGAAGTGCAATATGGCGCAGAGATCGATATTCCACAGTCTAATTCTTGGCAGAGAATAACTACAGGAAGAGCGAGTTTCCCTGGCCAAGTAAATAATATGAGTTTATTCATAAGAAATGTTACTGGAAATGCCAATTCATCAGTAGAAATATGGGGTGTTCAATTTGAGATATCTACAGGTACAGGAGCTGGTGTAGTGGGTGAAACAATGCCTAGACCATATCAAGCGATTTTAGCCGATACATATAGTTCTCTTACTATCAACGCTTTTGGTAATAGAATTAGCGTAATAGAACAACCCGTAGATGCACTTTCAGATAATGATGCCTATCAAGCTGAACTTGGAGATAAAGTTCCTGGTGGAGGAATCGCATCAGACAACATTATCGACTTTTCTCAGGGTAATCCATTTGGTGAGGACACATTCTAATGTTTGGTAATCATTTTTATCACGAAACAACGAGAAGATATGTAGCAGTATTTGGTACGCTATTTAATGATATTGAAATAACGAGAAAAAATAACTCAGGTTCAGCTATACAGAAGATTAAAGTTCCTATCAACTATGCTCCTATGCAAAAAGTTCTTGCTAAATTAGAGCAAGATCCGAACTTAAATTCGCCTAGTGCAGTTACATTACCTAGAATGTCTTTCGAGATTACTGGTATGAATTATAGTGCTGAACGAAAGTTAACCAGTTTAACAAAGCAGGTAAAAGGAACTCCCACTTCTACTGGAAGTGTTACGACAATGTTTACTCCTGCACCATACGATATCGAGTTTCAGTTAAACATAATGACAAAGTACAACGAAGACGGAATGAAAATTATAGAGCAGATACTTCCGTTTTTTAAGCCAGACTGTACAGTTGGAGTAAAGATGATTGACGACTTGGGATACGTTGATATTCCTGTTGTGTTGACTAGTGTATCTCAAGAAGACTCATATGAAGCAGACTTTCAGACAAGAAGAGCATTGATCTGGACACTAAACTTCACAATGAAAGGATATTTCTTTTCACCGACACAGACTAAGAAACAAATTAAGTTTGTCGATGTTGATTTGTATCCTGTATTAACCCCTGTAGATAGTGGAGAGCAAATAGAGGTAGTTCCCGCTGTAGAAGTGGCTCTAAGTTTAACTACTCCTAACACTACAGCTAGAATAACTGATCTAGGATCAGGTACGCCTGCTGAAAATCAAACAAGATGGAATACATACTTAGGCACAGAAACTTCAAACAGTGGCGGACCCGTAGTATATACAGTTGGTAAAACATACACTACTCCAGCAGTTGTTGCAACGAACGCTCCTGCTGGAGCAACAGCATCTCCAGACTATGGCTCTATAAACGAAAATGATCTCTGGAAAGCAATGACAATAATCTCAGACGGAGACGGAACAATATAATATGAATGATGAAATAGGTAAAAGTCTAGGACTTGAGCCTCTGGATGATGTAGTCGAAGGGAAAGTAATTGAAAGAACACCAGTTCCCACTGACGACAAGATAGATAAAGATTATGAGTATGCTAGAAGTAACTTCTATAATGTAATCGAATCTGGAACAGAGGCGTTAGAGCAAATGCTCGATGTAGCAAAAGCATCAGAGCATCCGAGAGCATATGAAGTCGTATCGACTATCATGAAGACGCTTGTTGACGCAAACAAAGACCTTGTTAAGATGTCTGCTGATAAGATTAAAGTAGAGTCAGATAATATTGAGACAGCACCTAAAGGTCTGACCACTAATAACAATCTGTTTGTTGGTTCGACAAATGAACTACAGCAGTTGTTAAAGGACATGAAAAATAACGATGGCTAATGTTCAGGATCGTGGCTACAATGGTAACGTCAACCTAAAGAGAAAGGGTACTCCTATCGAGTTTACTCAGGATATGGTTGGCGAGTTCATTAAGTGCGCTAACAATCCTACATACTTCTCTGAAAAATATATTCAAATTGTCCATGTTGATAGGGGTCTTATACCAATCAAGATGTATGACTATCAGAAAGAGATTGTCGAAAAGATAACGAATAATCGAAGAGTTGCTGTGGTAACTTCACGACAGGCAGGTAAAACGACTACTGCTGTTGCTGTTATATTACATTACGTTTTGTTTAATGAGCATAAAACTTGTGCCTTACTTGCTAACAAAGGTGATGCGGCTCGTGAGATTCTAGATCGAATCAAGATTGCATATGAAGCATTGCCCAAGTGGCTACAACAAGGCGTTATCGAATGGAACAAAGGCTCTGTCGAGTTTGAGAACGGATGTAAGATCATTGCAGGTGCGACATCATCGAGTGCTATTCGTGGTAAATCTATATCGTTTCTATACATAGATGAAACAGCCTTCGTAGAAAATTGGGATGAGTTCTTCGCCTCTGTATTTCCAACGATATCTTCTGGTAAAACTACAAAGATGTTGTACACTTCTACGCCAAATGGACTCAATCACTTTTATAAGACTTGTGAGGGAGCGAAAGCAGATACGAATGGCTTCGAATATGTTGAAGTGCCTTGGCAAAGAGTGCCAGGACGAGACGAGAAGTGGAGAAAAGAGACTCTTGCGGCTATGGATCAAGATACTCAAAAGTTCACTCAAGAATTTGAGTGTGGATTCTTAGGATCATCTGGAACTCTGATCGAGGGCGGCAAGCTAAAGAGTCTTGTGCCTAGAAATCCAGTTGGTCAAACACAACACATGAAAGTATATGAAAAGCCTCAGAAAGATCACACATATGTTTGTGTAGTCGATGTAGCTAGAGGTAAAGGATTAGATTACTCAGCATTTCAGATTGTCGATGTTACAGAGATGCCTTACAGACAGGTTTGCGTCTTTAAGGACAATATGATAACACCCATCGACTACGCTGAAATCATA